GATGCGTTGCAAGGGTGACTTCCTTACCTCTACTGAAAACCCGTTTGTCATCTCGGTAGACATGGCTCTTAAGCATGACTCCGTAGCTGTAGAGGTCATTGAGCTTCTGCCAGACGGCAGAACGGCAGTCACGCCTAAGTTTTGGCGAGCTAACGAGCATGGTGGACGCATCCCACACACTGACGTGTGGAAATACATCAAGTCACGAGCTACAGGGTTAGGGTTTAAGGGAGTCGTCTATGACCCTAGATACTTTGAGGTTCCGGCCAAGCTTCTAGAAGAGGCTGGAATTCTCACGATTGAGTTTGATCAGAACCCACAACGTATGTCGCCGGCTTGCGGTATGGCGTACGACAAAATCTTAGCTAAGTCAATCGTGCATGATGGCGATCCGGACCTATGGCAACACATTAACGGAGCTTGCAGAGCAGACCAGGAACGCGGCGGTTTCACCCTACGGAAATCTAAAAGCAAAGGGCACATTGATGGGGCTATTGCTCTCTGTATGGGTGTTTGGGTTCTGCACGCTATGGATGCTAGCCCGTTCCGGACTATTCATGGAAGGTTGCATGCGGGATGACAGTTACACCTATCAATCGCAGGGTGGAAGGCATCTTAGAAGAGAGTCGGAAGGTCGAATTTCTTCACAGTGTCAGATGGTTTGTTACTGCGATCTTCTTTGGAATCGGTTGGGTTATCGGTTCTATCTTTAGAGTCACATGGCGAATCGTAACCTTTATGTACGTCGCTACTGTAGTCGGATTCAAGGATGCTACTAAGAAAGGGGGGTAAGTGGGAATCTTAGACAAGGTAAAAGCGTACAAAGAGGCTCGCGCTTATCCACCTGGATTAGCCGGCCTTCCTAATGGTGGGTTTGATGAGTACTTTGGACATGATGACTCGACTTTTGCGCCTGAGGAGTATGGGGATCTCTTAGCTACGTCTAACGAGATTTTCGCGTGTGCAACCTTACGTGCCCGTCTGATGTCTACCATTGATCTCCAGATCTTCAGAGGTAGAGGTCAGAAAAAGAAGCTCGCTGACAACTCGCCTGCTGCAAAACTGCTCAGGTACGTTAACCCGTTCTGGACTCAGAAGCGCTTGGCCCGCATGGATGAACTGTCCATGTGCCTTTGGGGTAAGAGCTATTGGGCTATCGAGAAGGTAAACGGTCAGCCTAAAGAGATCTGGTGGCTTAAGCCTTCCCGTGTTCGACCAGTGCTTGATCCTGAAAAATACATTAAGCACTTTCTGTATGAGCCATTAGACGGTACGCAACCTCTCAAGTTCAATAATGACGAAATAGTTTGGTTCCGCTACCCAAATCCGTTAGACGAATTCGGAGCTATCTCGCCTATCGTTGCGGCCAAGCTTGCGGCTGAGAACGCTTCAAGCATGATGAAGTCGAACCGCAATCTCTTCACCAATGGTCTCCAAATGGGTGGCGTAGTTGTCCCACGGGACAAGGTCACCTTTACAGAAGATCAGGCTACAGACCTTCAGTACGCACTAGACAAGCGTTTCAAGGGTGTAGATAAGGCTCACAAGTGGGCTGTGCTCAGGTATGAGGCAGAGCTCAAGAGTATGAACGTCTCGCCACGGGATGCAGAATTCCTAGGTGGACTCAAGCTTACTCTTAAGCAGATTGCTAACGCCTACGGTGTGCCTGTACCACTCCTTAATGACATGGAAGGGGCAACCCTTACCAACTCACGGGAGTATCAGTCAATCCTTTGGACTAACGCTCTCAAGCCCGATGCAGAGCTAAGGGCAGAGGAGATTGAGGAACAGTTTCTACCGTTGTTCCGTGGCGAGGTTGATCACTGTGCTTTCGACTTCTCGACTGTAGAGGCTCTGCAAGAGGCTAAGTCGGAATCGTGGACACGTGAACGGCAGGCTATCGACATCGGCCGGCATACGATCAATGAGATTCGTGCTGCTAATGGCGAGCCTCCCGTTCCCTGGGGTGATGTGTGGTGGGCACCCGTCAATAAGTTTGCTGTCACTGATGACAAATCGGAACCGCCTTCCACCCCCGATCCGGTTGAAGAGGTTACCGACCCTGAGACTAAAAAGGGTGAGACAGACGACCCTGTCATGCCTGAGGTATCAGAAGACGAGTCACGGGCTTTGTTTAAGTCCCTGGAGTTGAATGGGAGAGTGGTCACGTAACTATGGACCGTGGCTATATGCGTGGCCACGTAGATCGGGACATCACTAGTGATAGTGGTGCCATCTGGTTTACAGCCGCAACTGAAGGCGTGAAAGCTGACGGCATTGACCTACGCATGGAAGGTGCACAGCTAGACCGGTTCCGGGATAACCCAGTTATCTTGTTCGGTCATAACTCGTGGGGTCGTCAGAATCTTCCTATCGGTCGCGCTACTGATGTGGGGGTGGAAGGCAAGAGACTCCGTATCGGGATTGAGTTTGACCAGGAAGACGAATTTGCCCGCACGATTGAGCGAAAGATTAGGGCTAAGTTCCTTAACGCTGTGTCGATTGGGTTCGACGTCCAGTCTTGGGAAAAGCCCGGCATGAATCATTGGAACGGGGGAGTTGCTACTAAGTGGGAACTCCTGGAGACCTCAGTAGTTCCCGTTCCTATGGATGAAAAAGCCACCGTTGAAAGTGGTAGGTCTCTGCATGATGAAAACCTTAGGGCTTTCATTGCAGAGCAGGTTACTAAGGGTATCAAAGAACACTTTGAGCATGCCCGCGAGATAGGCCAGAAGGTTGTGGATTCCGTTAAGGAATTTGAGAACCACCGTGTTAATCATGTGGACGCTTCTAAGTTGATGGCGTCATTTAAGTTCGGGGAGGAAAAGTAATGAGTGACGCTCTCACTTTTGACCAGTTAGCCGAGAATATCAAGGCTCGCCTTGATGGTATTTCGGATGAGGTTACCTCTAAGGTTTCCGATGCGAAGCTGACTGAGCTGATCCGGTCTAACCTTGATGGTGTTCTGTCTGACCCTGAGGTAGTGCGTAAGATTCGGTTTGCTCAGGATGAGCCGGCCGGCCAGCTTGTCGGTACCAAGTACGCGCGTTGGGGCCTGAGCGTCGCTGATGTCGAGTGGCTTTATGACTTTCAGACGTCCCTCCGTGGCGTGGCTAAGCGTGGTGGTGGCGTCTTCAATGGTCCTTCTGAGGAACTGACCCGAACCTTTGAGGCTATTAGCCACGCTCGCTATGTGCCTATGGATCAGGTTCGGGAGATGGACCGTAAAGCCATTGATGGCATGTTCCCCAGGATTCCGCTTAGTGCCTTCCATGGTGCTGACAGGAAGCTTGCTAAGGCCGGCAAATTCGAGCTGACCGAAGCGTACGCCAATGCCGTTCGTGCTATGGACACGTCAGAGTCCGGCTTTGGTTCCCAGCTCATTGGCGCTCAGTACGTGCATGATCTGTGGGAAGCCCCTAGGCGTCTTGGCAGGGTTGCTCCGCTCATCAACACCTTTGAGATGACGGACCCGACTAGCTATCTTCCTGTTGAGTCGAGTCTGCCGGAACTGATGTTCGTTCCTGAGTCCACTCTCAATAATGAAGCTAACTATGCAACTGTTAAGACTGGCTCTAACAGGGTGCAGGTGGATGCTAAGAAGTTCGTGATTCACCAGATGTGGTCTGGGGAGATGGAAGAGGATTCCATTATCCCGTTTGTTCCCTTCCTTCGTAGGCAGGCTGCACTTTCGCTTGCCCACTTAGATGACGCGGACCCTGCCAACACTAAGTATTACCTGGCTTACGACGGTATTCGTCATGCTGCCCTAGTTGACAATGTCGCTAATGCTGTGGACGTTGCCGGCGCTTACACGTATGCCGATTTCTTAGGTATCAAGGCTAAGATGCTGGACTACGCCAACCTCATGGACTGGGGACACCCTGTTGACCCTGATGACCTGGTCTATGTGTGTGACCCTGAGTCTGCAGATAAGATCAGTGCCCTTGAAGAGGTGCTGACCGTTGACAAGTACGGCCCTGGTGCCATGGTGCACAATGGCGAGCTTGCTCGCATTGCCGGCCGA